GGTTTTGGACTAACAGTAATTGACCAATTAGATAAACCGGTCATATTCTTTAATTTATTTACATATCGCTGAATCCAGGGATCAATAGCTTCAGTAGTCTTAGAAGCCATAATCGTAATCACCATAGGAAGAGAAAGAACCATCAATAAGCTGGAAATTATGTTCTCTATCAAAGACCATGTATTGATATTCTTCAAAATCAAAAAATGTTTCTAGCTCATCAAGAACTAAACTAACATCAAGAGAAGAGCATGTATATAGATCAAATTGGAGAAGGCCAGGATTCTGTTCATCCCAAATATGAAATGCAATGTGTGATGTTTCAATCATCACAACACCTGTTAATCCCTTATTACCCTCACTACCAACATATGAAATATATGGACCCTGAATAATGTTCATACCAATCTTATGAACAAAAAGCTTCAACCAAAGCTCAACATCTTTTATATCGGCTTCAGTTGGTGGGTGATAGACATGTCCACGAACAAGAATATGCTTGTGTTGAATTTCTTTAGCCATCTATTCCTCTCTTAGCGGAGTGAAGAATGTTCCTTCAGTCCACATTAATCCAATCGCTGCATAGCCGCCAATATCAAGCAGTGTATCATAAAAACTCTCGTTTTCAACAGCATTCTTAACTCCATCTTTCTTTGACATTAAATTTTCTAATCTGGCAATCTTGTCGTGTGTTCTAATGACTAGACCATTTAATCCAAATCTCGCAATGTTTTTTGGACCGTAATCTTTTTGTTTCTTAATCAGGGTTGATGTAAGTGACTCTCTTGTTAGATCAATATCGTTTACTAAACAGTAATGGATTGCAAGCGCTCCCATGAAACCAATAAGACAACTATGGTAACGCTTGCAATCCTTGATTACTGATCCTGGTTGATTCTCTTTCATAACACCTGGCTCATAGTTCCAAGACTTTGTTGAGATATAATGATCAATTATAGTTTTAATATAAGTGATATTATCCATATCATCATCTTGAAAATCAATACTATCAAAATATAAATTGTTAGTATTGATAGACAGGAATGCATTCATTGTTGCACGTGCCCCTGCTCTCTCAATGCTAGCTGCAATGATAAACATATCATTAACAGCAAGCGCTGCATAATCTTCCCATGTTTTTTCTGCAACGGGAATTTCTTTTACTCTAATTTTTTGGGGCATCTTTATGAATGGCATTAGCTATTTGTTCTCTCCGTCTTTGGATCAATGATCTCAAACTGACCGCGCTTAACCTTACGGAAATAACCACGGTTTGCATTGTAGAAGTTGTAAAAGGTTGGGAGCGAAATGTTCACATCCTCAGCAACTTGTGCAGGGGTAACAATCTTGCCAACATTTCCGGTAAGGAAGCTGACAATATTTTCCTGCTTGGACTTTCTTCCTGTCTTCATCTTAGTATTCACCTCCCTTTGTTCAAACTTGAAAAAAGAAGAATACTTCTTGTAGTCTTCCTCAGTTACATTGTAATAGCGACATGTCTTGCTTGGGCTCCAGCCTTTGTAGTAACCATAAATTACCGCAGCAGCAACTCTATAATCATTCAGTCTTAGATCCTCTGGAAGAGAGAAAATCAATCTGTCAAAGATTGCATCAAACTCCTTTGTTGAAATAAAACCAGCGTATTCCTGATCCACTGGAAGTGATTCAGTGTTTTCTTCTGACATGTCCACCTCTTTCTTCAGATGCAGAAAGACTATCACCTATAAAAAAGGAAATCAATGGGGAAATAAAAAAAATACGGGCGCTCCCCGCATCTAACATAATCTTGCGAAATATGTTAAACCAAGAAGCGCCCGTAGAGCTTACTTTTTATTGTGATTTTCTATATGATTATCAATCTTGTCTTCAACTCTTTCAAGAACTCTTACAACGTAACCATGTTCTTCTGAGTTTTTTGCTGAGGACTTTTCAATCCTGGCGACTATAATTGCACCAACAAGGCCAATTATAGCGACAATGACCGCTTCCATATTACTCAGCCATTAAAAAGCTAACGATTGTCTCAACATCAATGTCAAACGAACCGAACTCAGCTTCATGCTGCTTAAGAACTGTGATTAATTCATTCTTACGAACTTCAGCCTTTCCATCGCCATCGACTTCTTGAGCCTTTGGCGCTGATGATGCTGGCTCACCTGTTGAACCAGAGTCTGAACCGGGAAGCGACTGCTTCTCTTCTGTAAGCATGAAAGTAACATCCTTAACAGCCTTGCTGAGGACATCAATTTGATCTTGATGATATGCAGCTGCTGAGAGGGCTTCCTTGAGCAGGAACTTGTGTCTTTCAACCATCTTTTCTGCATTATCAACTGGAATATTAATAAACTTCATTTTTCCTCCTATAAGTATTATTCAGTTATGTATTTTTCGTTTATAATCCAAAGTTTGCAAATTGCATTAGGTTCAATTTCTCCTTCAACAATTTCACAACCCCTGCCTCCTTCATAGAACACACAGTTGGCACAAACCATACCGGCTTCCTTAAAGGGATTATTCTCTTCATTGGCATAATGAGCTCCATTAGCGCCAGCGCTCTGATCCCATTTTCCAAACTTTTCTGCGATTGCCTCAAGCGCTTCGTACTGCGCCTGCTGAATTGGAGAGAGCATATCATCTGGATCTTCGTCTTCCATCTCATCTTCCATTTCGCCATTTGATTCGTCTTCCATCTCCACCTTTTCTTCCATCTCATCTTCATCTTCCATTTCATCATCTTCCATTTGAACAACACCGTCTGGAATGATGGCGAATCTGCACTTTCCTTCATCCTCAACTTGCTGGGCAATAATCTTGCAAACACCATCGCCCTGATACAGAATGCAGTTTGCGCACTTTACCCCAATCTCTGCATCATCATTTTCTTCTGCTGGCTCATACCCAGCCCAGATGCCAGTTGCATCTTCATTAAACTTTCCATAGCGCTGTGCAATAGAAACAAGCGCCATTGCCAACATTGCTTCTTCTTCTGCCAGATCCTCTGCAATCTTCTTAATCGTGCTTACATTGATTGGCTTCTTGCCTTCGCGTGTTTGTGTTGATTCTGCTCTCCTCTTTCTCTGAACAGCAGAGCGAATCTGTGCTGGTGTCATTCTCGCTGCTCTTGAAGCAGGAACACACTTTGGATACTTTCCACTGCTAGCATCTGATCTTCCACAAGATTCATAACCACCACCTGGCTTTGGTCTGGAGATATCAACCCATCTTTCATTAAACCATTCAGTTAGACTCTTAACAAGATTATAAACTTCTTCTTCATTTTCTGACTTTTCAACATAGCCATTTAATCTAGCTGCAACGCCTTGCATTCTTGCTTTTTCTCGAGCTGCTGATCTTGATTCCTTATCTCCAGCTGTATAGGTATAGCACTTACCGCTATCTCCCCATTTATAACCTGAGTTACCACCGTCTGAACATGAGTTAATAGGCATAAGTCTTATTTTATCACATTATTCATAAATACTAACAACATCTGCTTGGTTCCAGCGTTGAACTGGAATCTGAACTCTCCAGAAATAAGCCGCGGCATCTTCTGATGAATAAACAATTCTTGCATATGCCTTTTTAGCGCCTTCATCGTATACAGGACATCCGCCATTTGGACAAAAATATAGAGCTTTATATTGATACTTATCCTCATGCCAGTGAACCGCATTTACTACAACAAGTTCTTTATTGCAATAAGGACATGTTCTAACCGGATATGGAAAATCCTTAATCACCTGTCCCAGAATCATCTTGTTCACCATCCTCGTATCTAGAAAGCTTTTTTCTAATTATATAAGTTATAATTTCATCAACCTTATCTCTTGCTATTTCTATTCCATCCATAAGCGCATTTAATTCATCAAGCGTCATTGGGTATTGATCTTCTGGAGACATGATAACAAAGGCAGGTATATAGCCTTCTTCAAACGGAACAGCTTTAATAACAATCTGGAGAGTCTCCATATCCTCCAGATTAATTTCTGAATTATAGCTTTCTATTCTCACTTAGTCTTCCTATACTTATTAGTATTTACTGGTACTCTTGTATTTGGTTTTGTAATCTCTTTCAAATCATTTTCATTATTCTGAGGAGGTTTGATAAACCTAATCCACTGGTATATAAGTACTAATAGTACACTGGAAAGAAAAGTAATATCGTTGTTAAGTAATTGACTTGAAGCATATCTAATTCCAAGAGCTGATACACTTGTCCACACTGCCCAAAAAAAGAATTTTGTCATGAATAAAGATTACCAGAAATTTTTATTTTTTTTGTGCTTCACCACACATTTCTGAAATTTTTATGGTATGCTTCGCATGCAGGCATGCGAGCAAACTCATATACTATATAAACTATATATACTTATATACTTAGCATACTAAGCATACCTAGTATACGGATAATCAGAAAAGTGGTATGGTAGATATATGCAAGTGATAGCTGTTGTTGAATCAGACGAATGTGGTCCAGCAGCTATCGTTGACCCCGAGCATATTACGATCATGAAGTTTGATGATTTGTATTTAGCTGCTACCAGATGCATGTATACGAATACTCCAATTAGTTGTGAAATTTCAGAAGAAACTGCACACAACTTGATTCAAAAAGGTGTAAAATGTCTTTCTCTATCATCCGATAGACCTATCGCAGGAAACGAAAAAGAACAACCTTTAAATGAAAAAGATTAGCTGGTTTAGTCTCAACTATCAAGACGCATCTGGAGAAACCTGGTATAGCCAAGGTTATTACAATGCTGCACTTGAAACAATCAAGGCTCTCCAGCAAAAGGAATGCGCTGTCTTTTATACAAGAGAAGATATTCCATATCATATCAATTTCTGCCCCCCGACTTATTATCAGTATAAGTCTAAGTACAACATTGGCTATACTCCTTGGGAGTCAACAAAGGTTCCAAATCACTGGGTTGATAATATGAGAAAGGTTGATGAAGTTTGGGCTACATCAAACTTTATTCGAGATGTATACATCAAGAATGGAGTTAATCCAAATGTTTTTACTATTCCTCATGGCATCTCTCCAGAATTTTCCATTCTAGAAAGAGAGCTAACTGGAAGATTCAATTTCATCCATGTTGGTGGAGATTCAAAGAGAAAGAATGCACAGATGGCAGTCGATGCATTCCTAGAGCTCTACGATGGTAATGATGACTTTAGATTAATTCTTAAGTACAACAAATATTGCTATGCAGAAGTTTATCTCAATGGTCAACTCGTTCCTGCATCTCATCACCCGCAAATTATTTCAATTCCTGAAAATATATCAACTGATGACTTAGTATCTCTTTATCACAAATGTCATTGTATGATTTATCCGACAATGGGTGAGGGATTTGGTTTGATTCCATTTGAATCAATTGCAACAGGGCTTCCGACTATTGTTACAAACCTAACCGGATGTGCTGATTTTGCAAATTATGGAATTCCTCTGGAAGCAGAACTAATAAAGGCTGATTGGCAGGATCACTTATATGATTGCGATACCGGAGAATGGGCAAGCCCAGACTTTGAACAGCTTTTGCAATTGATGGAGCATATCGTCAATGAATATGACGATTTTAAGAAATACGCTGTGAAATCTGCCCGAATTATTCATTCGGAGTGGTCTTGGGCTTCCGTAGCTGATAAGATTCTGCGGCGTTTGGAATTTTACGAAAAATCTTTATCGTAGTCCTAAGCACTAATTTTTGACCGAACAGGATAGCCAGATTACACTGGTTTTCTACATTTTTCAGGAGGAACTATGTCTATTTTATCACCAGAGTTTATTGCAAATTATAAGAACCAGACCCCGCCTTGGGGTTTTGGCGGTTTAGGAGAGATTGTCTATCTGAGAACCTATAGTCGCAATATTGAGGGTGCTAATCGTAAGGAAACATGGATTGAAACTCTTACGCGAATTGTTGATGGCGCTGTTGAAATCGGAGTTCCTTTTTCAAAGGAAGAGGCTGAGCAGTTGTTTGACCACATGTTTAATCTGCGTTGTAGCGTGTCTGGCAGATCACTCTGGCAGCTTGGTACTCCGCTTGTAAAGAAGTTCTCGGGAACTTCTCTGAACAATTGTTTCTTTACAAATATTGAAAAGATTGAAGACTTTGAGCT